GCTCTGAATAATCTGATAGCCCAATGCAACGAAACTGGGCAGGGTGTCCAGCAAGTGATGGGCATGATCAGCGATTTTGGCGAAGGCATTACTGACTTCGAGGCGCAACGCCGACAAAGCACGTTTAAACCTCTTAGCCAGAATGAAATCTTGAAGCTCCAGATGATAAAGCGCCAATACGAAAGGCACTGGCAGAGCGTACACGATTTGCTCCTGGTTGCCGATCCAAAACTGTTAGATGATTTCAAGGCCGCAAAAAAGCAGCAAGACCTTGACCGACAAGAACATCTAAGAATGATTGCTCGTAAAAAGAAAGCGAGGGATCACCTTATCAATCAGATCTTAGTTGGAGGCACTACGTTGATTATTGGTGGTGCCATAATCGCAGCGGGGTTTGCAATAATGGTTAAGGTATACGGTTGAGCATCTTGGAAAAAATACTCTGGGCTGTTTTGATTAGTGGTATTGCAGGGCCGACGCTCTTGTTTGCGGCTAGTTATTGGTTAGATCTGCCATGATTATGGCCTTCTTACTGGTGGTACTGGTTGAGGGAGAGCCAATTGCTGATCAGTTTTATTTCCGTAACATTCAACGCTGCAACCAGTTTGCACAGTGGGTGGAAACAGGCAAAGTAAATCTTGTGAAAGACCGTAGGGTACAACGGCAAACCAATATCAGCGCCTACTGCATACCCAAAAGAATCAACCAAAATACAAAGACATACGACTAATGGCAGCGAAGAAGTTACAAGAAGGCTCTGAATACGCTGAGTTCGACTCAGATGGAGACGGCATTCTCAGTGATGACGAGATTGAAACAAGCAAAGAGTTGTTGGAACTTCGGCTGTACCATGAACGAGCAGACGCACAGCGCGGCATGAGTTGGTTTGCTCTGTGGGGAATGCTTCTCTACCCGTCGTTGGTCGTTGCCAGTGAGTTCTTCGGGCTATCCCAAGCCGCAAAAATTTTAGGGGATATGGCGGCGGTCTATTTTGTATCCGTCGCAGGCATTCTCGCCGCATTTTTTGGTGCTCAAGCGTGGTCTAGCAGGAGATAATATGTACCACTACAAGGCTAAACTTGTTCGGGTCATTGATGGCGATACCATAGATGTAGATATTGATTTGGGCTTTGACGTTTGGCTAAAGAAACAACGTATTAGGCTTGCGGGCGTTGACGCTCCTGAATCTCGCACCAGAAACAAAGCCGAAAAGGTGTTAGGGCTGGCTGCTAAAGCAAGGCTGACTGAGCTTTGTTCTGCTGAGATGCAGCTAGAATCTTTGGGTACAGGTAAATACGGGCGCATTTTGGGCATACCAAAAACAGCCGATGGCACCAGCATGTGCCAGATACTAATTAACGAAGGCCATGCGGTAGAGTACTGGGGCGGTAAGAAAGTAAAAGTCTGGGCGTGATTGCACGGGTTAGTAATCAACAAGGAATAAAGTATGAGTATTGTTGCAGCATTAGTTGGGCCGGTTACTGGACTGCTAGACAAGTTCATCGAAGACAAGGATCAGAAGAATGCCTTGGCTCACGAAATTGCCACTATGTCGGAACGACATTCTCAACAAGCGATGCTGGCTCAACTAGAAATCAACAAAGCTGAAGCGGCTACCGGGTCTTTGTTCATAGGTGGTTGGCGACCTGCCATCGGCTGGATCTGTGCCTTTGGCCTCTTATACAACACGATCATCGTCAATATCGCGGGGATCTGGGTTGAGGTGCCAGAAGTAGATACAACTTTATTGGTGCCAGTTATGATGGGCATGCTTGGGTTGGGTGCTATGCGTAGCTATGAAAAAGTTAATAAGGTGGCACGGGAGAAGTAATGAGTAAGCTTGTTGAGATGATCAAGCGCCATGAAGGCGTTAAGTCCAAGGTTTACCTGTGCTCCGCTGGCTACGAAACCATAGGCGTCGGGCGAAATATCAGCGAGTCCGGTCTCGGTTTATCCGGTGACGAGATCGAATACTTGCTGGCGAATGACATAGCGCGAGTGAAAGACGAACTAGCTGACACTTATTTTTGGTTCAATGGCATAAACGAAGCAAGGCAAGACGCGATGATTGACATGTGCTTTAACCTTGGTCTGACCAGATTGCGTGGGTTTGTAAATGCTCTTGAAGCGATGTCTCGTGAGCAGTTTGATGTTGCGGCGGATGAATTTATGGATAGTAAATGGGCGCAACAGGTTGGTACGAGAGCCATCCGTGTTACTGAAATGATTAGATCTGGAGAATATATATAATGGCTAGAAGCACACCAGGAACAGCAGGATCTAAGGGTGGTGGAAATGTTGTCCCTTCTGGTCAAATGGGGATAGGTGATAACTCTTATCGAGGCCCATCCCCTTTCGGTAATCAACGGCAGATTCCTCCAAGAGGCTACACAAACATTTTCACTGGGCCTAGACAGCCAACGCCGCCTCGCTTTGGTGGCAGAGGAGGTTCAAGTGGGTTTATGGCGGGTGCCAACACCTATGGTGGGCAATCGCCTCGCTTTCCTAGAGGTGGAGGGCAAAGATCTCCAGGCCAAACGCCACCGCCTAGCTTCCCTAGAGGTGGAGGCTTTGGCGGGGGTTTCGGTGGCAGAACACCGATAGGTGTGCCTGGCAGGGATTTTATACCTTTTAATCCAAACATCCCAATGCGTTCATCCGAATTCGAGTCACCTATTGGTATTCCTCCTTTTCGCCGTCCTCCCCCAAGCAGATATCCTGGGCCATATATGCCCAGCCCTCAAAACAGATATCTACCGCCTCTGCCAAGACAGAGAAGCCCGTACAACCCACCACCAAACCTTTACGGCGGTGTGCGAGGGCCATCAGGTTTAGCTGGGTTCTTGGCTAACCAGCCTGCAATAAGGCAGATAGAGATTGATCCTGCCACAGGGTTCCGTAGTCAGAATCAAGTTGAAAAAGATGCGGCGGAAGCTGCTGCTGCTCAAGCAGAAAGAGATCGGATAGCGCAAGAAGCAGAGGCCGCTAGGCAAGAAGAGGTTGATCTTAAAGAGGTAGAAAGGCAAAAAGAACTCGAAAGGCAAAGATACGAACCCGGCGGAGATATGGCTCGCACACGACCAGAGGGTGAAAAAACTAACTATCAAAAGATGCTCGAAGGCACCTACGTTCCAGATGAGAGGGCACGAAACCTCGGCTACACAGGAGAGAGTATCGCTAGATATAACGTGACTCCTCCTAGTGGACAAGTAGTTGATTCCATTGCACCTGTTAAAATGGAACGTTTTGGTGGCTTACCCCAGCCGCTAACGCGAGATGAACTGGACGCAAGATTTGCAACGATGCAGGCGCAACGCGCAGCACAGGGTGTAGATCCAACCCGCTCTTCTGGGAAAGGTGGCTCTAAAGGCGGGGCAAGTACTGTCCCTGCTGGCTCGCAAACACGGCAAGGTATGGGCGGTGTTAGTAAGGGTGGCGGTATGGGCGGAACGTCTATGCCCCCTTCTGGTAGTCCAAGAATTAGGCCGGCGACGGGTGTTGGCAAGGCAACTGGAGGCCCAGTCGGGTTAGCTTCATTGATTGGTCAATACTAAATGACGTTGGCGAAAGTACAGTTCGCCCCAGGCGTTAACAAAGAAGGCACCGAGTACACTGCCGACGCTGGCTGGTTTGACTCCGACAAGATTAGGTTTCGGCAGGGCCGAGTTGAAAAGATCGGTGGTTGGTCTAAGTATTCTGATCAAAGCTTTTTTGGTGTCTGCCGGTCACTACATCAGTGGTCTTCACTTGATTCACTCAGCTACATTGGAGTTGGCACTAACCTAAAGTTCTATGTTTCAGAGGGCACACTCTACAACGACATAACGCCTATCAGGCTGACCGCTGGTGCTGGTGACGCTACCTTTGCGGCAACAAACGGCTCCTCGACAATAACGATTACGGAGAATGGTCACGGTGCGGTGGTCAACGACTTCGTTACCTTTTCTGATGCGGCGTCCTTGGGCGGGAATGTAATTGCAGCGGTCTTGAATCAGGAATATCAGATCGCATCCGTCCCCACGGTAAACACGTTCACCATCGAAGCAAAAGATACGAGCGGTGCCACGGTCACGGCAAATGCAAGCGATAGCGGTAACGGTGGTAGCTCAACAGTTGCGACCTATCAGATCAACACAGGTCTGAATGCGTTTGTTCAGGGAACAGGTTGGGGTGCGGGTACATGGAGTTCTGGCACTTGGGGCAGTTCTAGTAGCACTCTCGCTGCTGGTCAGTTGCGTCTCTTCAGCCAAGACAGTTTTGGTGAAGACCTGATCTTTAACATTCGAGGCGGCGGCATCTTTTACTGGGATGAGTCTGCTGGCACAAGCACAAGAGCAATCAACGCAACCGCTTTGAGCGGGGCGTCTAATGTGCCAACTGTTGCGCTTCAAGTGTTAGTGTCCGATATAGATCAGCACGTTATAGCTTTTGGCTCAAATCCGATTGGATCATCTAACATTGACCCACTGTTTATACGCTTCTCAGATCAAGAGAACGCTGCCGACTGGACTCCAACAGCAACGAATACTGCTGGCGGTGTACGCATAAACTCTGGCTCCGAAATCATAGGTGCAGTCCAAACAAGGCAAGAGATCCTTGTGTTCACAGATGTCAGCTTGCACTCAATGCGTTTTGTGGGTGCTCCATTTACATTTCAGTTTGCAACGCTCAGCACCGATATATCCATGATCTCACCAAACGCAGCGGTTAACGCTAGAGGATCGGTTTACTTTATGGATTCGGGTGGTTTCTACGTCTACAACGGGTCAGTCCAACCACTGCCATGTAGCGTGAAGGAGCATGTGTTTTCTAACCTTAACAAGGGGCAATCGTTTAAGGTGTTTGCTGCTGAGAACAACGATTTCTCAGAGGTCATATGGTTTTACCCAGTAGGTTCAGGTGACACAGAAATCACAAATTATGTGTCGTACAATTACTCAGAGAACCTTTGGGCTATCGGCACGTTGGATAGAGGTACTTGGATGGGTTACTCGAAGTCCTCAAATCCTATTGCGTCATCTGTAAACACTGGGCCAACAGATGCTAATTATCTGTATAACCAAGAGACTGGCTTTGATGATGACGGGTCACCAATGACTGCGTTTGTAGAGTCAGGAGATCTAGAGATTGGCGAAGGTGATCGGTTGATGATGATTAGTCGGATCATTCCTGACTTCAAGTTTAGCGGTGACACTGGCGGCGCTTCGATTGACTTCACGATCAAGGGCAGCAACTTCCCACTAGAAACACCAACGAATCAAGCGACAGCGACTGTCACATCAAGCACCACTCAGTCGAACATAAGGACTAGAGCAAGACATGCCGTAGTGCGTGTTGAAAGCTCTGGTGCTGGGTTTGGCTGGCGATTGGGTGACCTGCGATTCGATATGAGACAGGACGGAAGGCGCTAATGGCAACCAGACAAAATCCCCTGCCAGTGCCTCCAACAGAGTACGACTTCAATAACGAAGCAATTACTCGAAGGACAATAGAGCAGGCTATGGATCAGATCGAAAACGATGTGGTTCAAGCCAAGACTCAAGGTGACAAGACTGGATCGCTTGCTATGCGTAGGTTTCAGTTCTTGCTGATGGGCGCATCGTGACAGACGTTATCAAGGTACTCGGTCAGGTCGATGTATCAGCAACGACAACCACTACCTTATACACGGCACCCGATCTTGTTCAGACCACTGTGAGTTCGTTAGTGGTATGTAACCGAGGTGGCTCTGGTATCACATTCAGAGTGAGCATCCATGTAGGCGGTGCAACAGCAGATGACAAGCAATTTATATTTTTCGATGAAGATCTCGCGGCAACCACTTCTAGAACGGTTGTGATCGGGATATGCCTTTCTCAAACAGATGTGGTTAAGGTTTACGCCAGTGCCGCCAATGTAAGCTTTAACCTCTTCGGAGTGGAGACCAGCTAATGAACAATCCAAACATGTTCCCAATGCAGCCTATGGCGCAGCAGATGGCCCAGCAGGGCCGATACGGCGACAGCATGATGGTTCACATGAACCCGATAGAGGTGGCTGGTATCGCCTCTCTGTCGCCCACAGGGCAACTCACAACCAACCCGATGACAGGACAGCCTGAAGCGTTCTTGCCTTTCCTAGCTCCACTGCTGGGCAGTGTTTTTGGAGGCACAATAACGGCTGGTCTTGGCAGTATTTTGCCAGGTGCTTTGGGTACGGCGGTTGGTGGTTTGGCATCTAACGCAGCGGCGGCAAGCGCAATTGGTTCTGGCTTAGCGACAACGGCGGTGACTGGTGATCTTAAAGAAGGATTGCTATCTGGGTTGACTGGCTTTGGAGTGGGCAAAGCATTAGGGGCCGCTTCTCAAGCTCTTAATCCTGCTGTTGAAGCCGCTCAAACGGCAGTGACTGAGGGAACTAAAACTGCTGCTTCTTTAGGAGACGCGCTTACTAAACAAGAAACATTACTTGCTGGTTTGACAGAAGGATCTCCAGAAGCGTTAAAAGCCACAGAGACAATATCAAACCTTCAAGGAAGTCTTGATGACGTAGTTAGACCAAGAACACTTGCTGGGCCGCTTCAGCCAGGAGCTTCTCGTCCTCAAATAGGGTCTTTATCGCAATCGCAAGCTGATTTAAGTTCGGCAATTGCCGATTCCAATAGGAATGTGTTTGGTGCAATAAAAGATAGTCCAGGAAAGTTTGCTGCTGAAGCTGGGAAAGGATTATTGAACCCTATGTCAGCAGTGCCTATAGCTGTAGGCGAAGGTCAACGTGCTGCTATGGCGGCTCAAGACGAACGTGATCGCATGTTCGGCAAAAGGGCTGCTGACAGGGAACAAGACCTTCAAGATTCTCAAAGCATTGTTGATGCTTCTATCCGGCAAGTCGGATCTGACTACGGTATTGATTACTCACAAGAGTACGGGCGTGATTACGATACAAGGTATGCGGCACAAGGCGGCATCACCTCCGTGAACCCAACCGACTTTCAGCGCCGTTACGCAGAGCTACAGATGATGGGCAGACAACCTATTCAGATGGAGCGTGGCGGCTCATCTTCTGGGAACTACAACTTTCCAAACGTTGGTGTTACTAGCTCATTCGGTGCCCCAGCAGGACGCCAAGCTAGGCTTCGAGGGCCAGAGGTTGTTAGGCCAGAAGAACTTGTAGGCACTAGACCTGGTTTTCAGCCTGAGATTAACTATTTCAGACAAAAAATTGAGGCTGCTCCGAAAGACGGATCAGATGCCGCAACAGATGCCGCAACAGATGCCGCAGTAGACCCAGCTTCTAGTTTTGATTTTAGTAATATAGACCCAGCCTTTTTGCAAGGAATTGGCGCTGTTGGTAAAGGTGGCAGCATGGGTGGCATGTCTCTTCCTGCAAACGTACAAGCTGCTGAAGACATTCTTAACAGAAAGTCCGTCTCCACAAGAAGGCGTAACGCCGCTCGAAAGATTGTGGATCAATACGAAGAAGAAGGCAGAGGCGGTCAAGACTACTTTGATGAGGTTATAGCTCAGACGTATGGTTCTGGATACGGCATGCAGGAAGGTGGAGACACCACTGGTCAGATGGATCAGTCGGCTGCGATGCAACTCATTGAGCAGGTTTCTATGGCACTGCTTGGTAGATTGCCGGAAGATCAAGCTGAAGTTGTAATCAACCGATTCATCGATGAGTTTGGCTCTGAAGCTTTCCAGATGCTGCGCTCACAGGTGCTTGAGTCTGTTGTACCTAACTCACAGAAAGAAGGTGTCATTCAAGGCGAAGGGAAAGGCATGGACGATCAGGTGCCAGGTATGATTGGCGATCAACAGCCCGTAGCTGTATCTCCTGGTGAGTTTATTGTCCCTGCTGATGTCGTTTCTGGCATCGGTGATGGCGATACAAACTCTGGAGTTCAAGAGTTAGAGGGCATGATGGATCGTGTTCGCCAAGATAGAACAGGAACAATGCAGCAACCTGCACCATTAGGTGCTAAAGCCGGAGGTGCGTTACCAGCATGAGCAGCTTACTGGAGTTTGACGCAAGCAGAATAGAAGATATTTCTAGAGAGCCAAAGGTTTCTCGGAAAGACTTGCCTAGAGAAATAACTCACACCATTACGATGGTGCCTACCAACTACCTGAACAGCCTTTGGCCTGATGTCAGGGATCAGTTGGCTAGAGCAGTGAAACGGTCTCAAGGGCGTTGGAACATGGAGTTCTTGTATGCGTCCATTCTAAATGGCAATCAGCAGTTGTGGGTGGCCTTTGATGAAAACAACAGCATAGATGGTGTTGGCACTACTGAGATCATCCAGTATCCAGAAAAGCGAATGATTGTTGTGCAGTTTCTGGGCGGTGACAATTTCAATGATTGGGTCTGGGATATGCTGGAAAGATTCAAGGATTGGGGTAAAGATAACGATTGTTCTGGCATTGAAGCCACGGCCCGTATGGGCTTTTGGAAATGGTTAGAACAAGACGGTTTTTCTAGGTCGTATGTGGTCTACGAAAGGAGCTTTGACGATGAGTAAAGGTGGTGGTGGTGGCGTTCAAGAGAGCGTAGTAACACAAACAAATCTCCCTGAGTATGCAGAACCATTTTTTCGGGAGCTACTAGGTAGAACCGTATACGAATCAACTCGCCCTTATGAGTCGTTTCCTGGTCAACGTATTGCCGAGTTTGATCCCTTTGAGCAGTACGGTATGCAGGGTATGGCTGAGATGGCAGCAGCGGGTACTCCTCAACAGATTACCGATGCGTCAAACATTGCTGCCAATGTAGGCTTTCAAGATGTCGGTATGGGTATGGATGTCGCTAGAGGATTTAATCCTCAGATGCAGTACTCAGGTTATCAAGCGGGTGACATTGATAGTGGTTATCAATCCGACTTCTTAGGTCAAGGGTATTATGCTGGTCAGCGTGACGTTGGATATCAAGGCATGGACTTTGACCCTGGTTATCAGGCTAGAGAGCGTCAGTCACAGTTTAATATAGGGCCACTACAAAGCGGCTATCAAGCAGGCCGATTTGACCCAGGATATCAAGCAAGAGATCTAGGCCAAGGTTATCTGGCGCAAGATATAGCTTCTCAATACACTGGTGAAATGGACTTAGGGCCGGGCTTTCAAGCAGGCACCATTGCTGATGCTGCGACGTTAGAAGAGTACATGAACCCGTACCAACAGTTGGTGACGGACATAGAGAAGCGTGAGGCGCAGCGTCAGTCTGACATTCAAGGGGCAAACATATCTCAGCAAGCGGCTTCATCTGGTGGTCTTGGTGGCTATCGTGAAGCGATCATGCAGTCTGAGCGAGAACGCAACTTGGGTGAGCAGTTGGCTGATATACAGACTCGCGGTGGTCAAGCTGCATTCGATCAAGCCCAGCAAGCTTTTGAGGCTGACCGTGCCGCTAGGTTGCAAGAAGCTCAGTATGGTTTAACCGCCGCTGGACAGTTAGATCAAGCTCAACAACAGCGTGAACAACTAAGACAGTCAGCATTCCAGCAGACAGAAGCAGGCAGACGCTCACAACAAGAGCTAGATACGCAAGCTTTCCAAGCTGGAGAGCAAGCGAAACAACGTGCTGCTGAGATGGGCATGACCGCTCAACAACAAGCTGATGCAGCCCGACAAGCTCAAGAGCAGTTCCGCCAGTCTGCCTTTGCTCAGACCGCAGATGTTGCATCGCAAAGAGAACAGTTCCAACAGCAAGCGTTTCAAGCTGGAGAGCAAGCAAGACAGCGAGCAGCAGAGCTTGGTCTTAATGCACAACAGATGACAGACGCTTCACGTCAAGCACAAGAGCAGTTCGAGCAAGAGATGTTTGGTCAGAACGAACAATTGCGTCTAGCGCAACAGCAAGAAAATCGCGCTGTATTCCAAGCCCAAGAGGCGGCAATGCAAGAAGCTGCACGACTGGGACTCAACGCACAAGAGATGCAAGAGCGTATCAATCAAGCAGAAAACGAAGCTCGTATGCGAGCAAGGGCAGAGAACGCCCAGCTTGCAGAAACACAGGCTCGCCTTGGATTTGCTGGCTTGGACGCTGATCGCGCTACCAGAGGACAACAGCTTGATGCGTCAAGGCTCCTTGGTCAGTTAGGCACCGATGAGCAGCGTATGGCTGCTGAGCGACTGCGTAACTTACAGGCGGCTGGCGAGATCAGACGAACTGCTCAGCAACGTGGTCTGGACATGGGCTATCAAGACTTCTTGCGACAACAAGCGTTTCCTAGAGAGCAGCTTGGATTCTTTAGCCAGATGCTTCAGGGGCTGCCTGTTGCACCAGGCTCAACAACATCTACATTCGGTGGCCCAAGCGATGCACAATCGATGCTTGGTGCAGGTATCGGCGGTGTAGGTCTGTATAACGCATTGCGAGGCTGATAGTGAACATATTAGAAATCGAAGACATGATTAAAGGCTTGCCTGACCAAGCATTACAGAAGGAAGCGCGGATGCCATCAGGTCAGGTGCCTCAGTTCCTTGTTGTATCTGAGATACAGCGACGAAGCGATATGCGTCAACGG